GGCACATCTCGACGATAAGGGCACAACTGTGTTCGATGCGTCGCTTGTGCTTTGGACTTCTAACCGATTTTCTTTCGATTTCAAATCAGTGACTAACCCCGAAGCAGTGTACGGACGAGTGGGCTTGAAATTCAAGCAGTATGTCGATCCTGAGTACGCCGTGGCCCGGACTATCTGGGGCCAGAAGGCGTTGAGTCTTAACCATGACAAGCTGTTCAAGGAGATGGCCGGCGGAGACCGACCAGCCTTGGACAGGGAGGTGATGCGATTCGATCAAGTCGACCCCCTGGCAAATCCCCCAACTATCATCAAGTCCGGTCTGAGCTTCGACGAAATGAGCGCTCTCGTGCAAAGTTACGTCGTTGCCCAGAAGGACAATGGAGGCAAATTCATTGAGTCTCAGAAGAACTATTTCACTCGGAAGATCACCCAGGAGACGGGAGGACCGATGCCGGTTCCTCCGCAACCTCGTGTTGTGGAGGCATCGATCATCGCCCAACCTAACCCGGGAGAGAAGCCAAGTGGAAGCTGTGAAGCAGAGAAGCAGAGGAGTGAGCAGGCGGCGGAGAAGGTTTTCGGCCCCGACGATGTGAATGCCAATGCAGGCGTCAAGCCTGTGTTGGCACGATCAAAGTCGTGGTGGGAGACCACTAAGTCGTTTGTGCGATATCAAGATCTACACGTCAACCTCTGGTCGACGCTGGCCGCGGTCCCGCCTAGTGCGTGGGCCACGACCAGCGCCGCCCCGAGTGTTGACGCAGGAGGCCTGTCCCCTCAGGACATGCCCGACTGTGTGCGACTGAATGAGTCAGTGGCAGTGGAAGCGCTGGATGCGGCTCCGTCGATGCTCCTGAAGGCTAAAGGCCTGGAGTGTTGGATGGAGGCGTTTAAAGCGCGACCCTGTACTGAGTGTAAGTTGAACGTGCCGAAGGACGGACTGTGCCGGAAGATCGCTCGAGGAGCGAGCGCCGGTGTCAGCCTAGCCTGGCGACATGCTGGAAAGATTGCCGCTGTGTGTGCGGTGCTGTTGACGGTTGGTCTGGGATGGCTAGCCTATCGGTACTTCACAAATAGCGGCGATGAGACAACGAATGGAGGACCAACTCCAGACGAGATGTGGCTCACCGCTCGCTCCAACCCCAAGAACGTTGAAGCTTACCAACAGAGCGTGTTGAGACAGATGAAGGTCAACCACGAGGGCGTAGCAGATTTCATCCCTGCTGTGCCCTCGGTGTGGCCTCTCAAGAACGAAGTTGCGCCTCCTACCGTGGAGGCGATCAGAACTAATCACGAAGGCTTTTCAGATCAGAACGCTGGAGAGCTGCGTTCCGCAGTGGTGCGGAACTTGTACATGATCACCTCGAAGATTGACGGGGCGTGGCTTTGCCATGGGACAGTTCTGTTCCTAGGCGGCCGCGTCGCAATGACCAACCGACACATCTACAACCTCTGTGGACCTACCATCTGCCTGAGGAGCGTGTACGGCAATAGGGAGATTGTCCTGACAAAGGCCAATCTCAATTTTGCCGCGCCCGATCCTGAGGCACCCCACGGAGACAAAGATGTGGTGATCTTCGAGTGTGAACGGAACGCCCCCCTCCATTCCCATCTACTTCATCATTTCATGACAGCGTCCGACTTTGGTGCTCACAAGGTGCTGAAGAAGGTGTCGCTGGTCGGATACAACAACCAAGGCATGTTCAGAATTCAAGAGTCGACCGATGCAAAGGCTGAGGACTCCGCTAAATTCCAACTAGTGGATACTACCTACGTCCCAGTCTACATCAGGGAGGTCTACAAGTACTCCGCGGAGACGCAGTGTGGAGATTGTGGATCAGTCCTGATCAGTTTCGACCCTACCATGCCCCGGAAGATCCTCGGGATTCACATGGCGGCTGACAAGAAAGGATCGCAGTACAACGCGGTCGGAGTTGCCATCCACCAAGAGTTCCTCACTAGCCTGCTGAAGCGCCTCACGCTGAAGCAACCGGAATCCTACACCAACGCAGACCTCCCGGAGGGAGCGTCGATCGAAGTGAACGTGCAGGCGGGCGAGATACGTATAGTGTCGGGACAGCCTGACCTTGCGGTGGTGGGCGTGATGCCGAGAGAGTATGAGAATCCTCGCTCGTCAATACGCCCGTCACCAGTGCATGGTCTGGTTGCTCCGGCAATTTCGTGTCCCGCTCTCCTGTGCCCCCACAGAGACCTGGACCCCGCAGTGAAGGCCTTGAAGAAGGCTGCGACGCCCATCGTCAATGTCCCTCAAGACATCGTTGATGAAGCGACGCGAGATGTGGGCCAGATGTTGGCTCGCTACAGAGGAGATGTCCCCCAAGATCAACGGGTACTTACTCTGGAGCAGTCGATAGCTGGCATCGTTGGAGATGCGGTGTACAATCCTGTCAACCGATCGGCTGGGGCCGGCTTCTGCTGGCCCAAGAAGGTTGGAGGCAAGAAACATTGGCTGGGAGCCGATGAGTACATCTTCGACAACGAAGACTTTGCCATCCGATGGGGCGAGGTTCATTCTGCGATAATGTCAGGCCGCCGTTGTAAAATGGTGTGGCTGGACACGTTGAAGGATGAGCTCCGTCCCCTCGAGAAGGTGAAGGAAGGAAAGACGAGACTGTTCTCGGCTGGAGAGATGGTGTTCACATGTGTGTTGAGAAGCTACTTTATGGGCTTTTGTGCACACGTGATGCGCCATCCAGTCGAGTTCGAGTCGTGCGTGGGGCTGAACCCATACGGAGAATGGGATAAGCTCGCGCGCAAGTTACGATCCAAGGGACCGGCTGTGGTGGCCGGTGACTTTACCAACTACGACGGAACGCTCTGTGCGCAGATCTTGTGGGCGGTCCTCGATCTGATCGAGGAACACTACGAGACCGATGCACAGGTGCTCTGTCAGGACCGATGCGCACGCCGAATGCTGTGGCTTGAGATCGTTCAGAGCGTTCACCTATTCCGAGGTGAACTGTACGAATGGACTCATTCACAGCCTTCGGGGTGTGCAATGACGACAATCCTGAATACTGTCTACCACTCGATCGCCGTCAGGTGTGCGTACCTGCTGACAGCAATGAGGTACGCCCCGGACTTCGCCGACATGCGGTGCTTTCACGAGCACGTTGCACACGTCAACTACGGCGACGATGATGTTACTAACATCTCCGCCGCCGTGGTTGACTGGTTCAATCAGTCGACGATGTCCGAGGCGTACACCGTGCTCGGCATGAAGTACACCGACGAGACCAAGTCTGAGACAGTTCAGGCTCATCGGGCTCTGTCGGAGGTCCGCTTTCTCAAGCGGGCCTTTGAGTTCGATGACTTTCTCGGGACCTGGAGGGCCCCACTGCCGAGACAGGTGATCATGGAGATGGTCAACTGGATCGGCAGGGGGGACGACTGGGAGCTTTGCCGCCTCAACTACGAGGCAGCGGTGAGCGAAGCAGCACAACTTTCCGAGAAAGAATACACCGCGATGATCAAGATCCTGGAGCCCGCGCGCGTCGAGATCGATCGTCGGTTGGAGACGTTCAGCCTGAGCTGGACGGCCCAACGGAGGATCATCCTGACGCGGGGGCTCCCGTGGGAACCGGCAACAGGCAGACCGCAACTCAGCCTATCTGGGTTGGCAACCCGTGAGCAGAATGCCCAAGCCGGTTCGAAGAACATCACTGAGGTCAGAGACCCCTCCGCAGCAAAGGAAGAGCTAACCTGCGGTTGTAGCCAGCTCGCGTTACGACACCAACCAACGATGTCAACACCAACAACAACAACAACATCAACATTAGGCGCCACCGACGGAGAGTCGGCAGCAGTGAGCGGACCATCGTTCTCTGGAGGCGTGGCCGGCGCACTCCGGCAGGAGAGTACCACCTTCGTGGAGGACGGAGAGGTGTCGAGCTCGTCGCTGGGCCGAGACGTCGCGG